GGTCAGGCTCCTTTTAAAATCGTATTTACTGGAACAACAACCGTAAATGAAGGCTGGCATAGCATTACTATCAATGGTAGGAACTATGGTGGTCCAGGTTCTGTTGGTGGCACTATAACAAGTGTAGGGGCAACACTTTTCGGTTCTACTGCTTCAAACCCGTGGCGCCAAGGCATTGTGGCTGGAACGTCAGGATATTATGTTCGCAATGTTGGTGTCAGCGGTGGCAGTAACTATATCATTGGTTATGCAGTAGTAGTTGATGGAGTTACAATTTATCGAGCCGATAAGCCACCAGTGCGTAATCCTAGCCTGTTTGTAGAGCCTCCTGATCCAGCCCGATTTGCAAAAACAACATTAGTGGGATACAGCTATTTTGTAACAATTCCTCAACCAAATGACAATCCATGGGGTCTTGCAACTGATCAAGATCTATACGAATTAGTTGAATGTTTCAATTTTGAATTAGTTGGTGATGAAATCTGGAACAGCAGAAACGCAAGAACAACCACCATTTCCACTAATGGCCAACAAGGAACAAACCATCCAGGAGATGGTGGTGGAGGCGGTGGAGGCGGTGGTGGATTAAACGCAGGTCTTGGTGGCGATCCAATCAGTGGTGACGTTGGTGGTAATGCAGGTAATCAGGGTATCAGTAGTGGTAATAATTACTTTCAACGAACCGAAATAAATCAAGTAAATGCAGGATATGCAGGTGGTGTAGTATTTGATTCTGCTGATCTAACTAAACAAACTTCAGTAATTGGTTACCGAGGTTCTCCGCAAATCGTTACGCAGGCACCCAATCATTATAGATCAACAAATAGTTCATATAATGCATTTTTAAATGCACATGGTGTTTGGTCTAAAGAAGAAGTTAGGGTTGGGCGTGGTGGAGTGGATTTGCGTGATGTCAACCCATATAATTTTACATGGGTAGTAAATTTTCCTGTAAGTAGTAATTATTTATTTCAAGCAGCATGGGATAACGCAGGAAGAATTTCTGTGGATGGTGTAACAATGGTTGAAAGATTCACTGGCGACGATTCTGGAACATTCCAGAATACAACCGAGGCAATAAGATTTGTCACTGCAGGTAATCGTAATGTTAATATGTATGCAGACAATTATGGTGGACCAGGATCTATTGGTTGTGTAATAACAGGACTTCCTATCCCCGCAGCGGTACAAACAGGAACTTTTGGAATGCCTGGAGGGGCAAGAAATACGGGTGGGAGTTCTGGTTTTGCGTTTTTGGACATGAAAGCAACCTTAAAAAAAGGTGTAAGAGTTAAAGTTGGTGGTGCATGGACCACGGCAAAAGAAATACATGTTAAGTTATCAGGTGTGTGGAAAAAAACAACACAAGTTTGGGTTAAAATTAATGGAGTCTGGAAACCTGCGTTTATTCGAGGAGATGATTCCCTTAGTTTTGATTTTAGTTCTACCTCCACTGGATTCGGTGGTCCTGGTCTAGAAAGAGGAGACGCTTCTGGCGGTGGCGGTGGTGGTGGCGGATGTAAAATTATCTGCACTAAACTTCACGAACTTGGATATCTGTCAGATAATATCTATGAAGCTGACGAAAAGTTTGGCGAGTGGCTAAGAACCAATGATCCATATGCTTACTATGGTTATGTCAAGTGGGCATCAGTGGTAGTTGATTGGATGGACAAAGATGGTCCACAGTGTATGTTTTGGATTCGCGATAAACAAAAACGTAACGATGCTCAACGTGCAATGGCAATTTCATGGGCACGCAGAATTGCAACACCATGGGCGCAGCACATGGCTTTTCTAATGGGTGTTGAAAAAGAAGATAACAAAGCTGGTCGTTTAATAATGAAAACTGGTATGTGGATTAGCCGTATGATAGGTAAGTATACAAAAACAACAGAGCCAACTAAGAGTCCAGTTCTTGGGTATGTTATGTGGGCTACCTTCGGTGTATTCTGGTTATTAGCAGGAGTTAAGTAATGGGTATAACAATTGAACAATATTTAAAGGACAGAGAAGCATGTCCTGTTTGTCGTGATCATGGCGCAGACAAAATGGAACACTGCGTCACTGCACCATTGTCCCGTGAAGATAACTGCATAATCTATAACTCCATATGGTTCAACGAAGATCCACACGATAACGCAGACGTATTGCTTCTTCAAAAATTAAGAGCAAGCATTTCAGAAGCCAAAGTGCTTGAGTACTACCATCGTTCAAATCTTATAGTAAAGCATATTAAAATTCTTGCAGGTAAAGAACAAGCAGATTTTTGGCCATACTATTACCAAAGATTTGTTTTTGATATTGTGCAGCTTTTAAAGGTAAATGACACCTCAACTGCCTGCGATAAAATATTTAAGATGTTAGATGAACTAGAAGCGGAACATGGCGAAATACTATAACAGTAATCCCAACCTTAAAGCTGCAGCAGTCTCTGTTCAATTCACTCAGGAACAAGTTCTTGAGATTATAAAGTGTAAGGAAGATCCTGTATACTTTATCAGCAACTACTGCTACATCGTTACGCTGGATCATGGTCTACAGAAGTTTAATCTGTACCCATGTCAAGTTAACAAAATAAATGTTATTCACAATAACCGCAAGGTTATTCTTATGGAAGGTCGACAGCAAGGTAAGACAACTACCTCGGCTGCATACATCCTTTGGTATACGTTGTTCTTTGATAGTAAGACTGTTGCTATACTTGCAAACAAGGCATCAGCAGCACGAGAAGTGCTAAATAGATATCAAACGATGTATGAAAATCTTCCTGCATGGCTTCAACAAGGTGTGACAACTTGGAACAAAGGTGACATTGAATTGGAAAATGGTTCAAAGGTATTTACAGCTGCAACTACTTCTTCTGGTATTCGTGGTAAATCAGTTAACTTACTTTACGTTGATGAGGCAGCAATTATTCCAAACACAGTGGCTGAACAGTTTTTTACTTCTGTTTATCCTACCATCTCTGCTGGTGAAACCACCAAGATTTTATTAAGTTCAACCCCACTTGGATACAATCACTTCTGGAAATTCTGGAATGAAGCTGAGCAAGGAAGAAATGGTTTTGTTAATTTGTTTATACCGTATACAGAAATACCTGGACGTGACGCAGCATGGGCAGAAACTCAGCGTCGTTTACTAGGCGATCTAAAGTATAACCAAGAAGTGCTTTGTAAGTTTCTTGGATCAAGTCTTACACTTATTAATGCTGATACCATTGCAAGAATGTCCTATGTTCCACCGATTAAGTCGTTGAATGGATTGGACGTTTATGAAGTACCAGTTAAGGGTGATGGAGAAATTAAACCAAGATCCTATGTTTTAGTTGCCGACACTGCCAAGGGTGTGGGCGGTGATTACTCTGCCTTTGTGGTAATTGATATTACTGAATCGCCATATAAGCTGGTAGCTAAATATAGAGACAACAAGATTAGCCCTATGTTGTATCCCAATGTGATTTTTAAAATTGCAAAAGAATACAACATGGCTTATGTTTTGATTGAGATTAATTCTAGCGAACAAGTCGCTGCAATTCTTTATCAAGAGTTAGAGTATGAAAATATATTATTCGTGAACAGATCCGCAGGTGGACAAACAGTCTCAGGTGGATTTGGTGGTGGTAAGTCCCAGATGGGTGTTCAGACCGATAAGAAGGTTAAGCGTATCGGCTGTTCCAACTTTAAGTCGTTGGTTGAAGAAAATAAGCTGCTCATACAAGATGCAGATATTATTTCTGAGATTACTACGTTTATTGAAGTAAAGGGATCTTACTCTGCAGACGATGGATACCATGACGATTTAGTTATGCCCCTTGTTTTGTTTTCGTGGCTTACTACGAATCCATATTTCAAGGATTTAAATGATGTAAATATGAGGAGCATTATGTATGAACAACGAATTCAGTCAATCGAAAGTGAATTGACTCCATTTGGTTTCTTCAATGATGGAAACGATGCTCAAGAACAAGTTTTAGCCAATTTCTAAAAAACCGAAAACCATAAATAAAATTACAGTATCGGGTTTGCTTTTTCTCAAGCAAAGCGAATAACGTGTAATAAGGAGAATTACAATGCCTTTCCAATTAAGTCCAGGAGTAGCGGTAGTCGAGAAAGACTTCACCTCTATTATTCCATCAGTTGCCACCTCTCCAGGTGCTTTTGCTGGTGTCTTTCAATGGGGTCCAGTATTGGATCCTCTAATCGTAACATCTGAGAATGTACTTGCAGAGCGTTTCGGTAAACCAAACTCTAACCAAGACGTATTCAGTTCGTTCTTTACAGCTGCTAACTTCTTAAGTTACACAAATAACCTTTTGGTTGTTCGTGCTGATACTGCAAACCAGAAAAACGCTTCATGCGGTGGTTTTGTTTCTAGTATTACCACTGTTGCTGTTGGTACTGGTTATCATGCAGGTGTCACGAATGCTACATTCAGCCTTCCGCAAACAACTGGTGGTACTCGTGCAACAGGAACTGTTAGCGTTGCCGCTGGTACCGCAACAACAGCAGCAGTATCAGGTGTTGTTATTGCAGGTACTGCTGGTCAATTCACTTGTACCGCAACAACACTAGTGGTTGGTAACACAGTTACTATTACTGGTACACTTGGTGGCACTGGAACCATTACTGGTTACACAACTGGAAAAGTTTATACAATTTCAGTGACCGATGGTACTACATCGTTTACTCTGGTAGATGCTGGTGTTGCAATTGTTACTACTGCTGGTACTCCAACTGGTTTGACTTATACTCCAAACACAACGATTACTATTGCAGATCCTTTTATTAATGGTATCAGTGG